CTAATGCCTGGGGGGCGACTATTTATACTGACATCCTCGAAGTTGATGGCAATAATGCACCTGTCTTGGCCCAGCCTCAAAATCAAGATCTAGCACTCGGATGTGTTTATGGACTTCGCATACTACTTTCCCAGTACGATGCATGCGAGAGCGGGCCTGATATGGCTTTCGCAGTTACGAAGGGAGTCCACCACGCACTTTCTGTTGTCGCGCACACCGATGAAGGTGGGTATGTTAGGGATGTTCTTAGAACACGCTCTTTCAATCGACCATTTGGCGCGATTTTTACATCTGAGGTTAAGGACTTCGTCGGCCTTCCTATGCCCCAACTCGAGGTAAGATCCTCATTCAGGGCCTTCATCGACAGTATTGCCATTGGGTCAGCGGCGATTGTAGCCGTAGCGGCCCCGTTGACTCAAGTTGACGGGCGCACATATCCTTGTGTGTACACGAGTCGACGAACTGCACTGGTTGAGTCTGGTGGGAATGTTGAGTGCACCGTGGATGATGTGCTTGACATCGCAGGCCAGATAGCTGCAACATGTGGCAATTTTAGCCAAAACTACATATCGGCACTTGGGACTCTATTCAACGTCACCGGAAAAGGGGACCAGGCGATCTCTATGTTAACAGCATGCTTCACCACTGCTTCCTCAATGATGTCCAACTCTGTGCGGCTGAGGCGTGCTACTGGGAAGTCGGGTATAACACCTGATTCCGTCAACCGCCACCTAAGCAGCGTCAGTGTTGCTCCATGGTTCTGGATAGAACCTACAACAATTGTCAGGTCACACTTCGACAGGTTTGACGCAGTTGCTGCAGGGTATGCGCAACTGTCGACACCGGGTGAAAAGACTGAATATCCTATGTTTGAGAGCGTGGCTAGCTTGGACGATCGAGGTAGCTACCTCAACCTCGCTCATTCGTGGAGAACTGCTAGGACGAACGCTCTAATTGTCCATCTAAATAACCACCTCTTGGATGGCTTGAGCGCGCTGACTCCCAAACAATTCTTGAAGGATAAGGTGTGTCTGCCAGGCGGTACTGACACGATTGAGCACAAGCGAACAGCGGGAGATGATGTGGCTTCATACCTATGGGGCCGGGGACAGTCACCACTACCAGCTCCCGCTGAATTCATGTATCTCGGGAGCTTAATGGGCTCAATGGTGAGACGTACTTACATTGATGACTATCGCGACATGCAGGTACGATCTGTCCACTTCCCGAACTACGACGAGATTTCATCTGGCACTGTCGAGATGACATGCTCAATGCCGAGTGAAATCCCGTCTGGGCCTTCGAACACTTGGACTAGAGCTATCCGCCGAGCGCGTACTATTGCCAATACTGCTCTTTCGAATGCGAGGGAGGCCGTAAGCGCAGGCTACAGAACCGGAGGAAGCGAGTTCATCGTGGGTGACTTCGAACCAGCTAAGTATGACGCACCGAAGGACGTCGTTGTAACGCTCGGCGACTTTGAACTTCACGTCACACCGGGCACTGATAGGCCACCGGTTGTGGTGAAGAGAGGGGCACCCGCTCCCATTGTATTTGTGGACCAGACGCACAAAGTCAGTGCATCGAAGTCTAAGGACAACCCTAAGCCCAATCGACCAAGTGCCAAATCATCGAAGCAAATCGTCAAATCGGCTCTTGAAGCTGAGCTCGAAGTAATGGCTGATGCGAAGGGTAAGGACGAGGACACAGCCGAGTCAGAAGGACTCACAAACGCCGGAGTTGAGGATTCGCCCGGCACTGTAGGCGAAGGAGGTGACGCAACGCCGTCACCTCTGGCCGCAACATGAGCGCTCTTTATGAGCGTGCCCACTCTCGTGCGCGGGAGTTGGGCTCAATAGGTGTGTACCTACTGTCTATATGCCCTCTAGATGAACTCAGAACTGATTTCATCGATATAGGCGTGACCAGACAGATGGTGCACATCGAGAAGATGTCCATACAAGCCCAGGGACATAATTCTATAAGATCAGGGCTTAAAAACGTTATTCTAGAGCTTAAGGTTGCATCTTTGAGCATGCTGTGCTGTGATTTCACTGTGCAGACACCGTTATCAAGTGCAGCTATTATGCGTCTAGTCCGAAGTGCTTTTGCACCAATTGTACCGCGAACTGACATACCCCATGGGTATGATTTATTTAAGGAACGTGAACAGAAGAGTTTTCCGATTAAAGCGCACGAAGCTGCGGCGTTTAAATCAAACATCTTCCTGTCTGACGTTCTCGACGCTATCACCGATGTTTCACCAGCCACAGCTGGTAAATTTAAGGCGCTAGAACGAGAACTCTACGGCCTCACGAACGACAGAGCAGCTATGGCTATATTGTATGGGTTGTCAATAAAGCACATATACAGCGACGCATGTGAACTAGCTACTAGGGCAGTGTGGCAGCCCGACAACGCTAAGGCGTTGACTGTAGTCCTGAAGGGCTTGGGGGCAAATACGCAGCTGTGCGGTGCTGTCTTCTGTGAAGCTCAGTGCCTTCAGGGCCGCGGGACCGGGAGCATTGACATGGAATCGAAGGTTGGCGACCGTGTTGGTGAGAGGGGCCGTATGTTATGTCCCGAACTGTTTGATGACGTGACATTAAGGTCAGCCGTTAGGAAGGTTCTTGATGAAGAGCTACCCGAAGAGCCATTAGAGTATGAGGATACCGACTCTTTCTGGAATCGTCGGTGGGCATGGTGCGTAAACGGTGGACATTCTAGGATACGGGAGAGGCGTGACCCCACGTGGGCGATTGAATACAAGGGCCGGGCACATAGGCGCGTGGCGATAGAACAGTTCAAAGCCAACCCGCTCACTTCATGGCAAGGGGACGTTTACGTATCAGCTTCTGAAAAACTGGAGCCGGGTAAGACTAGACTACTACTAGCGTGCGACACTGTGAGTTATGTAGCATTCGAACACATGTTAAGCACAGTTGAACGCGCCTGGCGTAATAGGCGAACTTTGCTAGACCCAGGTGGGAAAGGTGCAATAGGTATTGTGTCTCGAATAAAACGGATGCGAGGCCTAGTGGGTGTAATGCTTGACTACGACGCGTTCAATGAGTCTCACACACTGCGCGCGCAACAAATTGTGATTGAGGAAGTCGGCATGCGCACGGGCTATGATCCCACGTATCTTGACAGGTTGATAGCAAGCTTTGACCGAATGCAGGCTTTTGTAGCAGGTAGATTGGTTGGCAAGATATCGGCAACACTGATGTCAGGACACAGAGGTACGACTTTCATGAACAGCATACTCAACACGGCGTATATCTATGCAGCTGCACCAGAGTTAGTCGCGCAGTTCGACTCACTGCACACTGGTGATGATGTCGTTGCACGGTTCAGTTCGTATGAAGACGTTGATCTACTCCTGAATCGTCTGCGGGAGCGCGGCGTCAAGATAAACCCTATGAAACAGAGTATCGGTACAATAGCATATGAGTTCTTACGTATGTCGATAAATAACAGGTACGCCATTGGGTACCTCCCCAGATCTCTGTGTTCACTTTTTAATGGCAATTGGGAGAACACGAACAAGCTCGACCCCCACGAGCTCATATCAACGATGATCACAACAACGCGGTCGTGTATCAACCGTTCTGGGTCCGACGTATTTCCCTATGCGGTAGCATACAGT